CGTTTACTGTAGCTGTGCTACTGCTGATTATAGCACTATTGGAGGTGGTAGAAATAATACTGCTACAGGATATTCTTCAACTATTGCTGGAGGAAACCTCAATCGAATTTGCGCAGAAGCGAGTACGATTGGTGGCGGTTATAATAATACAGCGAGTGGGCTATACAGCACAGTTGGAGGAGGCAGTTGCAATCGCGTTGATGGGTGTTTTTCAGGAATTCTCGGGGGTTGCAGCAACCGTGTTTGTACACAAGCCAATCACACCTTTGTCGCGGGAACGGGCATCGTTGCTCTATCGAGCTGTACGACCTACGTGAACAGACTCGAAGTTGATAGAAAAAATTTCCATTCTAAATCCGAAATTGTACTTCAAGACACCGGTTCTTGTCGGTGGACCGTATTTGTTACGACCGCTGGAGTTGTTAGCGCAGTGCCCGCCTAATTGAATCCATAGCTCTTTATGAAGATTGTTATTAGACCTGAACAAAGCATTGAAGTAGATACAATCGTCATCGAAAAAATTGAGGATTCCTTCGAAGAGTTTAAGATTATTGCTCACCTCAAAGATGTTCCCCGGCGTCTAATTTTATGGGCGGGGGAAACTGAATACAATGAAGCTGGAGCTTGGACAAACCAAAGTGCTATCGATCGGGTAAACGAGATTTTAAACTCTGGCAATCCCACTTGGGAACACTAAACGTATCCAAAAGTAGTTTGATATTCCCGAAAGCGATTGTTAATGTAATCACAAATTCCTTTTCCTAAAACGGATTCCGCATCAAACACAGGCGTCTTTATTACACTTCGAATCGAATGTAAATCCGAAGTTAATCCGTAAACAGCATCATCTTCCTTTACAGTTTGTTCTACGTTGTTAAAATCGTGCAAACAACGAGGAAGTTCCAAATAGTCGTACAGCTCATCCATAACGGATTGCGGCTGCTCAGTAAAATCTTCCGCTTTAATAAAGTGCATTTGAGCAGAGATTCCTTCATGAAAGCATTGTTGTATTCGTTCTAAGGCTAACCCAACCGGGGGAGTATTCAGCCAATAGTCAACTCGCTTCGCTGTACTAGTCCCAATAAGCTCCGCGTGTCTAACAAACTCGTGGTGAGTCTCACAATTCTTGCGAAATATTTTTTCAAGAGAAGCTAAAATGGATCTTAAATCTCTTACCATACAAACGACTTTGGGAGCATATGGCATAAAGGACTTAAACCAATCATAATGAATGGCGGCTCCTCTCGTTTTTATGCAAATAGAAGGCTTTTCTGTATAACTCTCTGCATAGCCGTGGAGTCCTCCCCAACAAAACCCTCTCCAATTTCTAAGAGCTATATGCGGCTCTGTAGCTTTAACTTCTGGGGTGCTTGTGTAATTTATACGAGCCCCGTATAGATATTCCAAAACAGGATCCGTCGCTGTAGCGCATACGTTAGGATTCTGATTGAGAACGCACTGCAACAAAGTACTCATACTTCGGGGCATCGAAGAATTAAAGAAGATGTTTTTTGTCACAGATTTAGGCAATTGACTTCGCGAATTCATGAACGTCAAAAAGATTCATAAGATTGTCATAAGGACATTCGTATAATCTGCTTCCAGTCCAATCGTTTTCGTCCACATAAGAATCAATATTGTGCACAAAGTTTCTCTCTTTAGTTACCTGAATATTTGTGTGCAATTCATGACCAAACACCTTTGGGTTATTTGCAATCCAACCCACTGTTGCTGGTTTATTTAAAGCAGCAGCTGCATGTTGAATCACAGAGTCAATTCCGATGATTTTATCTACATGAGGAATGATTGCAAAGATGTTTCTGATATTATTATCCCCAACAGAAACGGTTCCTTCAAAACTAGGCTGATTGTCTCGTCGAACGTGCAGAATCTGACCAAATCGGGGGCGCACTGTATTGATTAATTGTTGAGTAAATGCTGGCGGTAAATCCCGCGCCCACGAATAAGGAACAGACTGATTCTCTGCTCCTCCGTTGCTTTGCAACAATAACGTGGGACCATTTTGATTCACAAACCTTTGCCCGTAAATTACTTCCCGCTCAGTAAGAAACAACTCTGGATTCGTTCCATCAGAAGCCACTCCCACCAAATCACACCAGATCTCAACTAAATGCTTCCGTTGATATACAAAATCTTCCGTGTTATAAGGGTCCAACCTAAAAACCCTGGTGTCCTTGTTCTTGATGTAGTCCTCGTAGAAATACGGAAAAGAACCAATTCTAAACACCCGATAAACATATGGGTTGTTAATAAAAGCCTCGGGCCAGGCAGTAACGACTATTACTTTTCTTTCTGGAACGGACTTCTTGTAAGCTCTGATCATAGCAGAAGCCAAAATGTTCTTTCCGATTCCACCGTCCACTTGAAATACAGAATAATTGTCTTGCGTCATCAGAGTAATTTAAAATGAAATGAAGGAAAAACAACGCTAAACTGATAAATATAGTTACAACCATTTATGAAACCAAGCTGCACAGTTCTTCTCGAAAAAGCATATTTAGCAATCGCAAAACCTATGCCTTCTGTACCATCAGACGAAGTAGAGTTAGGAACGCCTGAAGTTATGTCTCCGTCCGGATCGATTGAACTGAGCGACGATAGCGCTGGCGATTGTGGCTGTAACTGTAAATGGGCAGCAAATGGTTGTACTTGTGGAGGTTGCCCGGATTGCTGCGTGGGAGATGAAACATCCGATATCGAGGAAGAGGAGAAAGAAGAAGATCTGATGTCTATTTCGAATCTCGATTCGATTCGGGAAAGCATTATGAAGATTGCTCAATTCTGTGCTACAGGGAAACATCTGCACACGTGGCAGCAACAGAAATTAGCAATCGCTATGGACAATCTTAGCGAACTGTCTCGATCCCTCCGTCGGAATCGGTAAATCTGTTGTCTCTAACGGAGACGGCGCGATTTTCTCCGAATTTTCAGAAGACAAATTCCAGCGGTTGCTCCAACAGCCAACGCAATTACTAAGCTGTTGCGCAAAAGGTCTTTGAGTTTCATACTAAAGTTTGTGTAGTATCTTCAGAGAAAAATTTGGACGCAGAATTGAATGCAATACATTCAATGTCATTGAAGTTAAAGATGTCAAGAGCTCTCATATCTCGTTTGTACTCTTCTAAGTAAATTACTCGTTTAATTCCATAAGCAGAAATCATTGATGCGCAGCAACTGCATGGAAGTAAAGTACAGGCAAGCGTCTTGCATTCCCCCCTCCTTAGCAAGGACAATAGATTCGCCTCAGCGTGAATCATATAAGGTAAACGCTCTTCTCTGTTTGCCCAGAATTCAGGGGTTACGTTTATTCCTGGTGCTAACCCATTGTACGCTACACCAATAACTCTGTTTGAGAAATCTAATGCACAGGCTCCTACTTTCTTATAAGGATCTTCAGATCTCAAAGAAGCCACTTGTGCGATTTTAATTGCATACTCGTCCCAGGAGATTCTGTTATTGGTGTTCATTAATTAGCGCTAAGGTATGAGGAGAAATTACCACAAACCCGTCTCGAGATCAACTCGCAGACGTATGAATTTTCAAGGCAATCAAGTTTGCGAAATATGTAAACAGAAGCAAGTCCTCGTGCAGCATCATATCCGGGGCAGAGAAATCCCCCAAGCCAATCACCCCTCAAACTTAGCTAACATCTGCTCGAATTGCCATGTTTCTGTTCACCACGGAGATATTATTATCGAAAACAAATTCCAAACCACTAACGGACTATTGCTGATATGGCACTATAAGCACGAACAATCCGTTACTAACCAAGACGCTGTTTGTTTTCTGCAAAAGACCTCTTAGTCTACGCCAGAGTAAGCAGATACTTGAGCTTATTGAGGTTGTGGAGCACTTCGTCTCGAATATTAAGCAAATCTGTATCGGTTCCTTCGTCGATATTCTCGTTAAACGTCGTCGATAGATAACCAGTAACCTCATCGAGCACAGAGGTAACCTTTAGACTTCCGTAATTAAAGATGTCTAAACTAGCTCCTTCGGGATATACAATTCTTCCGTGCTTGCCTTGGTATACCTCCACCATTCCGTCAATCAAATCGTCTAAGCTATCATATGCTTGACCAAACGCTTGATGCTCCGCAAAACTCTTTGTCTGCCAATGAAGAACTCTGAGCTGAGTCTGCAGCTTCATTAAGTTCAAAATAACTTTATACATGATTAGATTGAGCCGGAGAAGGTTTTCGGGACTTTAACGTCTACTCCAGGAGTAGAAGTTGCCGTTTTGTTTTCAGCTCTCCAGTATTGATAAGCTAAGGTTGCTTGTACTGTAGCAACGTTTCCAGCGTCTTTGATATCGTAACCTACATCAGCAAGCGCTTGAACGTATACTCCGTAAAGATTGTAGACCCGAACGATGGAGGGGCCTGTAGCCCGATCTCCCGGTCCAAGCAGAGCCATCGTAAGCACTGAGTCCGGGCCCGGAATTGAATAGTCTCCCGTCGACGTATCGTCGTTGAAGGTCTTAAACGTCTCCTGCTCAAGCAACGAGCGAATGTCGTAGTCCGCATCGCAACGGAACGTGACAGCATATCCCGTCGAACCTGGATAAGAAGCCGTACCTGGAACATTAAACGACAGGCCCATATAAGGCACAGCCACCTGGTTAATCGACCGGCCCGGCAGCGACGCAGTCTCTACATATACTAACTGATCCTCTTGGAGCGGTACTCTTCCAAGCTGCAACAATCTAAATTGAAAAAGACGGGCAAAATCTTTTGTTTGAGCCGCTCTATAAAAATCAACGATGTTTTGTGCCATATGTATTATTTATCTTTTGGCTCCAGATTTGTTAGAACGTCCGACGGAAAATTAAATTTCCGCAATCCCAAATTCTCGAAAACCCTGCAGACTTCATATTTTCGTGCTCTGTTTGTTCTGGGTTAAACTGTTCCCCGAGCAACGAAAAGCTGATTATTTTTTTTCAGGTTTGCTTTACAAAGTCTATATCTGCTTCAAAATAAGTAGAACTAATATTTGTAGAAAACCCCTTAGATTCCAGCCACGATTTTACTACGTCCTTTTTATTGTTTGTGTTTTTGTATAGTTCAACGTTGTCTGCAACTTCGCATCTTCCTTTTTTCACGTCCTTTATTTTATCTCCCAAAGACAACAACACGTTGAAGTCATTACCTTGAGTATCTATCCACAGGTAATCAATCGTTTCTATCTTAAACAAATTACAAAAATCATACAACGTAATTGTCGGAACATAGTATTCGTGGGTTTTTTCAAAATCCGGTCTTCCTTGCCATAGTTCGTGAATATTATCTGTAAACTCGTGCAAACTGCTGCAACCCCAATCTGCAGCACATGCTACATTGAATTTTTTGAATGTATTTTGCACGTCGATTGCAAATTGACAGATTCTGACCCTAGGATCATTGCCAAATTTAGAATACAATTGTGAGGACACGAGTTCGTGAGTTGGTTCGATTGCATATACAATTACATTTTCGTCTCCAAACATATCTAAAAGTTGATATGTCGTTGATCCATTATTTGCTCCGCATTCAATAATTGTTTTCATCAATGATATTTATATACCAAAGCAAAAAAAATGGCCCTTTTGGGGCCATTTTTTGATTTTTGGAGTTCGTTTACAGAAGCTCCGTGAAGTTCTGACCAGTTCTCGTCGCGACGAAATTCACGAGCAAAAATTCTGCAGTCCGCACGGGCTTGAGATAAATGTCCACAACTAACTTGTTCTCGTCAATCGTCTGTGGGGTGTTGTTTCTGGAATCGCAGACGATGAGATAATCGTATAGGCCTTCGGTATTTTTTGCGAAGTCGAAGATTGGGGAGATTGTGTTTTTCAGGCGAGTTCTGGTAAACTCCGTATTCGGTTCGAATACGAAATACTTTAGAGCCCGTTGTGTGGCTCTTTCCAGAGTAAGAAACAGACGTCTGACATTAATTCTGTCAAAGGCTGTTGGCCGGGTCTGGAGTGTTTTTTGGCCCATGACTGTAAAGCCATCAGTTGAGAAGAACACAACAGGGTTAACCGAGATCTCGTACAGACGATCTCTCTGCTTTTGATTAGGATTAAATGCAATATCCGTTACGCTGAACGTGCCTCTGTTTAAACCAGCCGGGGCCGACCAAGGATAGGCAGTAGCATCATTCTTTGCGAAGATTGCAGCAGCAAACCCAGAAAACGGAACCCAAACATTTCTGCCAGAGAACACATCAGCCACCTTAGCCCAGTTGCCATAGGTAGCCATATAATTGCTCTCATAACCGCTAAAGAACGTCTTTAGCGGGTTAAGAATATGAGTCGTGAAGTTTTTGCTGGGATCGTTGATTACTTTTGTGTCCTTGCCGGATACAAAGATCGGGCGGGGCGCATCAATAATTGCGACGCAATCCTTTCTCGTATCCTCAGCAAACGTTTTGAGCTCTTGTGTTACGGCTTTCCAGTCGTCGTATAAACTATCAACGCTGGAGACATAATTCGTATCATCAAAGGCACTAAGTCCGGAAGCCATGCTATAAACAGTTGAAAGCCCAGCATCGATGATTACGTCTACTGTGCTATCCTCAACAGTTTCGAGCGTTCTGAGAACCCGATCGAGTTTACTTGGCACAGAACCAATTACTTTTGTCAACTCTTGTGCCCGGGCATCCGGAGTATATACACCAATTGGATACAACCCCTTGGCTTCTGGAGAAATATATACGCGACTTGTTGGTTTGGGAGAATTTACAGACCAATCAAACACATTCGAGACATTCGTATTAACAAGAATTTCGATGTTGGGGCTTGCTTGATTTACGACGGTTTCGATGAAGCCGCTTTGCAAACTACCGCCGCTCGGATTCGTATTTTTTCTGTTATAATCAAGAGATCCCAGATACGTTTCCGTAATACCTAAAGTAAGCACGCTGGCATCTGCTGCAGAACGACGGATCTTGAACAATCCGACGGAAATATAATCCTGATACAGATCAGTCTCAAATCCAGCAAACCCAACTTTCTCTAATCTTTCCGAGATGCTAGTAGTTCCTTTTGCACTATCCGTAGCCGTTGCGGAAAGCTTGAAGTCCAAGCGGGAAGTGCTGATAGCTTCAAAACTATTCGGAACAGTCGAGAGGGCATCCGAAACTACAGACTTCAGAGTTTTAATCGAGTCGAAATTTGGAGAATCCGTAGATACAGCTGAGTTATCAGCGAGACCAAAGTAGTATCCTTCTCCAATCTCATTAACAGTTGTCTGATTGCTGTTTAACACAACTAATCCAGCAGTAATATTAGAAATATTGCCAGAATTGGTACTGGTTGGGCTAAGCCAATTGAAATCTCCTTGTTTAAGTTTCTGATAATCGCTCTGGGAGATGCGGACATGCGTGGGGGCGTTGACTTTCCACAGATAGTTAGCGTCTACAGATAGTTGCTGAAGTGTCGTCTTTTCCGTAGCAATATTCCAATCAGAAATCCCAGCAACCCAAGACGAACTTAAAGCAGAAGCACTGCTTTGCGTCGTTGCTCCAAAATAATTTGAGACGGAACTTAATACATTCCAGTTTGTATAGGTCGCAGAAGTAGCCGCTGCAGTCGTGAGATTATAGAGCTCTACATACCCCTGAATATAATCATTGGTCGCACTCGTCATCGGAAACAACAACCCGCTATAGGCCTTTGCGAAATCCGTTCCAGTGCTGTCTCCGTAAGGCAATCTCAAGGAAATCAGAGTGCCGGGAGATTCTAAAACTTGCTTGCACGAGTAATAAAAATAGCGCTCCGCGGGCGTTGTCGGAATGCCATACACCTGCTCGAGCTCGCTTACAGTAGTAATAAACAACGGCTCGCTACTCGGTCCTTGCGAAGCAAACCCCGGAACAACCACTGTGGTACCCGTACTCGTCGAAGCACGAAGAGATAAATCCTTTTCGTTAATTTGTACACCAGGCGAATTGATAAACATATACCTTATTTATCATTTGCCCGAATAATTTTTTTTCCGAGGAACGGACCAAACCCTACCACGGGAATAAGTACACTCACAAAAAAGCCGTTTGGGTTTTTGGTC